CCCCGGGGGTGAGCCATTCGAACATGTTCAGAAGTGGTCGATGAGGCCGGGGACGCTGTAAACCGGCATGGGCCGGGCGCACCGAAGTTTGAAGTGAGCATCGAAGAGGAATTGTGGCTCCGTGGGGACCGCAATAACGCGGTCGATTGGCACGTCCTCGGAGATGAACTGCGGCGAGAGCGTGGGAAGGTTGGCGAAGTCCTGCGCGAGGTGCCAAGTGTCGAGAGACTGAGGATCGCTGGAGCGGAATTTGCCCGTGATCTTCGCGGGCTTGTAGCGATACTCCGCCCAGCGTTCCTGGTAGCCGAAGACCTGCGAGTCAGCGGCGTTGCCTTGCGTGTAGATTTCCTGATTGAGGACGGTCTGCTCGCCAATGTGCGAGAGCGCGGGCCAGTAGAAGTCCCAGCGAGTGGACCTCGACCACATACGGTCGAGCCCCTGCTGGTAGGTGAGATCGGCCCGGACGGCGACGAGCCCGAGGATCACGCAGTGTTCGGTGAAGGATTTGGAGAAGCCGTGGCCGCGGAGGGTTGACGTACCCATCGCGGCGAGGTTGCCCTGCGGGCTTTCCGTGGTGGTTTCCGACTGCTGAGCGATCGGAGTGATGTTGACGTAAGAAGAACCGCCGCCGAGGTATTCCGGGCGCTGGAGGCGGGCGTCAGGCGAGACGACGCCGAAATGCGAGCGGATGATCTCCGTGTAACGGGTGCCGCCGCGGGCGTCGCGCTCGTAGAGCTTCTGGATCTGGAACGCCTGACGGAGTTCGTTGATCGTGGCGGCGGTAACAGCGCCGAGATCGGCGTAGATCGCCGGCCAGCCGGGCTTGGTTGGATCTTCCGCCACGCGGAAGACGTTGTCGCCGGTGCCGTCGATGAGCTTGTCCTTGGCGTAAGTCGTGCTGCTGCTTTTGCCCGTTTCATAAATTGGCGAGCCGGCCACGTAGCCGGTCTGCGTAGTTGCGCCGAGCCCGATAACGGGGGCGTCGCCAGTGAGAGGCAGCGGAACAGCGGGCCCCTTTTGGGGCCAAGGAAGAGCGGAGGTGAAGTAGTCGTGACGCTTGCCGCGTCTGAGCAGCGTATAATCGGCGGTGATATCCCCGCCGTCGCCCGTTTTCACGGGGACGCTGTCGATAAGGTTTTCGTCCCGAAACCATTCGTTGAAGATGAGGTTATAGGCGCGGAGGAAATCCGCGCGATGGCTGAAGCCGGCGATGCCGGTGGGGAGCCCCATGTAATCGTAGATGCTGCCGATAGCATAACCGCCCACGGGGGCGGTCATCTTGGGCATGACGTAGTCGGTGGTGTCCGTGGGCTTGTCCTGAGCGCCGTTGAACTTTTCCCAATTGTCCCAGATGAGACGCATTGGAACGGCGAAGAAGAAGGAGTCGATGTACAGGTTATCCATGAACGGATGCAGCGGCGTCGCGAGACGCGTGAAGGCAGTCATCCGCAGGTTGAAGGTGTCGCCGGGAAGAGCTTCGTCGACAAAGACGGGGATGAGATAAGACGCGTTAAACGTCGTCTTGTGCGTGGTTGACCGGTCGAAGGATGACCGGGGGATATTCGCGGAGGGGACCCGCGAAAACTGATGTTGGTTGCGAGGCATTTCAGAGTTCCCTTTCGAGTTTGGAGAATTTGGCGAGTTGGATTTCTTCGCGGACTTTGAGACGCTCGGGCGTATTGTTGTCCGCGTGTTCGCGAGCCCTTATGGCTCGCTTGCCTTTGAGCCGGGCGAGTGCCCGAGCTTCAAGGATGTGTTCGTAGTAGCGGGGGACGGGGTGTTTTCCTCCTTCGATATCGACGATGTGATCTGAAGGGAAAACGTCGCCGGGGAATTTACGCACCCAGTCGTGTGCGATGCCAGGGCGACGAGACATAGTGACGAAAGGAGGTTGGCGGTCTTCGAAGACCTCGCCGGTTTCTTCGTCGAGGTGCCCTTCGTAGATGACCGCAGCGGGGCCGGTCTGTTTCTTCGTGATGTAGCGCGCGACGTAGGCGGCGCTTTCGAAGGTGACGGAACCGATGTAAACATGACCGAGGCCCCAGACGTTGTCTAGAGTTTGGGAGATCCACAGGACATGGTCGCGTCGCTTTTTGTGCGGTGCCTTGTCCGTGATCGTGAGCCCGAAGATCAGAGCATGATAGTGCGGGCGTTTGGTTTGGTCGCCGTATTCACCGCAGAGGAAGTAGCGGATGCCGGCGCCGTAGGTGTTGCGCAGCCTTTTCATGAAAAGCTGCGTGGTCCTCACGTCGATGCTGCCGTTAGCCGGCAAGTTTTCGTCGTTGTACGTGAGGGTCAGAAAGTGGTTGGTCGAAGGATCGTGGAGCGATGCTTCGTGCATGCACCGGACTGCCCATTGCCTCGACCGGGCGAGGCGGCACCCGATGCATTGGCCGCAGGGGATCGTGACCTCGAGATCCGAGTATCCCTTGGCGGCGTTGAAGACCAGCGCACGCTTCCCGGAAGGTCCCACCTCCCGGGAGCGATACGCTTTGATGGGATGGTAACACGCCATCAGAGGCGGATACCGCCCCGCATTGGCCCCGTGGAGTAGTTCTTGCCGTGCGAGCCCGAGCTCCGACGGAAGGAGCGGCGGGACTTGCCGCGAGACATCGACGAACGATAGGCCATGACGGGGCTCCATGAGGGGGTTGAAGTCTTGACACCATAGCCTGGAGAGCGGGAGCTGTGTCAAGGGGTGACGTGGTAGTCACTAAGCACAGTTAAGAACAAGGGAGGACTGTGCTTGGAAGAGAGGATCGAAGGGAGAGAGTGGCAGATTTAGAATGGGTTGGCGAGGCGTTTTTGGATATCGGGGGGGACCTCTCCGCTTCGCTCCGAAGGTCCCCCCCCGGGGCCCCCCCCCAACGCCCGAACCGCAACGGAGTTGCGTCCGGGTGTGGCGACCGGGAAACTCCCGGGCGCAGGGGGGGATGCCGGGCAGGGGCATTCGAGGTGGTGATTGCGATGGCTGTTGCGGCAGTCTGGAGGGGTCCTGGACTGCGTGTAGCCGTAGGGGGGTCTCCCCCCTACACCCCCCGCACTTGGGGACCGTGTACGCGCGCGAGACGCGCACGCAGAGGCCCCTGGTGCGGGGGGTGGGGTTGGCTACTGATCGGTCTGTTTGCTGAGCGTCAGACCGTTGCCGAGGCTAGCCATCGCCGCGAAGGGCTCGACCGCGCCCGTACTGTCGTCGAAGGTCGCCGTTCTGAAGAGGGTGAAATCGGCGGGATTTTTGGCGAAGTGATGTTGCGGGTTGAGAAGCGCCTGCTGAAAGGCGCGGATGGCCGCAGCGTCCGCCCGTTCATGGAACGGGGGAAGGAACGCGTCGGCCGCGGAGTCGAAGACGGTGTACAGGTGGAGCCTCACTTGGACACCTCCTGGATCATGGTCTCAAGAGTGTTGACGATTTCCCGCAGGACATGCGCCTCGGAGCGAAAGCCCGCGGCGAGTTCCGCGGAAATCGACGGATTGCGAGCGGAGCGTGAGGCAGCCTTATAGGCTGTGTTCACACACCGGTGGATGTGGTTAAGTTCCGCGATTGTTAGCATTGGTTTCTCCTTTTGCCAGGATTGGCATCGGAGAGGTACCAAAAGGAACGGGACCCGTCAAGGGTCCCGTTGAGGTTTCAGGAGAGGTTGAAGAATTTAGGCAGGAGCAGCAGTACCGGGAGCAGGAGGAGGAGGAGGTACAGGTTCACGAGGAGGAGAAGGATTGCTAGCAGGAGTTTCACGTGCGAACCCCATTTTGACGAGTTCCGCCCGGTTTTCCGGTTTATCGACAAAGTCGAGAAACGCACCAGGATCGTGGGCGAACCTAGCACGGACGACCGCCGGAAGCGAGAGGAACATTTCGTTGGCGGCGGTGATTTTGTTCATCGCGTCGTGATATTCGGGGCAGTCCGTGAACTCCCCGTACTGACCGCCGTAGGTCATGAAGTGTGAGAGGATGCCATCCTTCTCGAAGCGTTTCATGATGTTGTTGATATCGCATTCTTCAGCGAATGCCTGCTTTGCGAGGGATGGCTGGGTGAAGGTGATAGACCGCCGAGTGCGGTCAAAGGGCTTGGCGATTTTGGGCATGGTTCACCTGAGAAGTTTGAGGGGGGACGTGACTTTAGCGCCTTCCGTCCCGAATAGCCCGGCCCATGCTGCCGCACGGCCGGCATCGGAACGAAGGAAGTCGATGACGAGCTGAGATTTCTCGGCATCAGATTTGGCGGAAGTCAAGTTTTCGTTGAAGATGTTCCATTGCGTCCGGGCTTTGCCCGTATTCATGACTTCCGTTGCAGTTTGCTGTTTGGTGAGCGTGGTTTGAGCCTGAATGCGGGCGAGTTCCGCCCGGATGTTGGCGTTGGAGTTGGCGAGGTTAAGCACCTCCTGTTTGGTTTTCTCCGTTTGAGCTTTGGTGAGGTTCCATTGCTCCTGGATATTCGGATTGGTGGTGATGAGGTTTTGGGTCGCTGCGCCTGTATTGGTGGTTTCCGCCTGAGTTTTGGCGATTTGCGCTTCCATGAGTTCGAGCTGCTTCTCTTGCATGGTTGCCGCGAGCGCAGTCGAAACGCCGGTGCGAGCGGCGTCGCCTATGTAGTTGACGGCGGTACCCATCGCCCCGGAAGGGGACGATGAGCCGCCGAGGCGGGCGGACAGTATGGGGTTGAGCCCGGCCGCGCGAAGGTCCTGAACTTCGCGCTGATGTGCGGTGGAGGACATTCTTTCCTGAAAGTCCATTTGCTCCTGAGCCATCTTGGCGGAAGCAGCCTGCTGGCTTTTCCCGCCGAAGAAGGACCCAAGACCGGA